CCTGCATCCGGCCTCGTAAGAAAACTGTGTTGCGTCAAACAGCCCGACAAAGTTGTCAGAATCGAAGTCCGCAAGGTGTGGGTTGTCGACAGAAAGATTGTCATTGAGCGTTGTCATCTCAGCTGTAAAAGGCAGAGCTGCCAAAGCCGTTGTGAAGCCGGCTTTAAGTGAATGAGCGATTTGTGACAAACTTGCGCCCTTAACGAGCATCTTGAATATGCTCTTCTTGTAATTAAGGTGCGCGTGGGTGGTGTGTCCGTGTGCCGTAACAATTCTGCCGGAACAGAACTCAAAATCATCCACGGTACAGGGCTCACAATCACGAACTTCAAGACCAGTGCGTTTGTAGCGATCAGCAAGATTTTCAGCCGTCGTAAACTCAACTGTGTCGTCGCCCATGGACATGGCAATGTTTCCTTTCTCACTCGCGTGCAACATGCGCCCAAAAGAGTTAGTCTTGGTGGTCAGATAGTGTCCAGACTGTTGGCCACCGGAAACCGACTTCACTACTATCTCGCGCCTGTTCAATAGAAAACAGCCACGCGTCACCGTCCTACCTATTGTGTGGTAAGCCAGCGTAAGGTCAATCTTAGAGTGAGATATAGCGGAGAACCCAAACATGGTCCAATCCATAGTCTCCTCAGAAAAACTGGTTTCCCAGCCGGAAACGTCGCTCTTAATCATGTCACAACCAGAAGTGAAATACTTCGACCGCGCATATAGCAACCAGTCTCTAACTTTTGTCAAAGTTGAGGGAGAGGTTCCGTAGCCGTCGCAGAAACTGGAAAGTCCCAGCCCTGGATGTTGCAACTCAAAGAGCACGTTTACTGCGATTCTATCAGCCGCGTCACGTGCAATGACAATCCGAGGTGCCTTACGTTTCTTAAGCTTATTAGGCTCATATTTGACGAAAGGCGTACTAAGACAGCCACAACCTGAAGAAAGAAGCTCAACAGCTGAGGCCTCAGCGTTTTCGTTTTCCAAAACCGCCAAGACCTTAAAAGCTGCTGCTAACACCACTGTGTCAACCAGATCGTATCCGTCGTATATTGTTCTGTCACTCCTCAACGCCGCGTAATTGTTTGCTTTGAGCGTATAAGGGTAACCAGGAGAAGACTTACCATCAAGAGTGTTAAAGACCTGATAGCACTCGCGCACCAAATCAGAAAATGTCTCTACACGTTCCAAACGAGTGGTCACGGTGCTGTTAAGTTCAACGATTGTTAGCAACAATGATGCAAAATCGTGATCAACGCCGGACAGTTGGCCCTCAGTAAGGAGGCCTCTCAGTTTGACGGGGTCTTTTCCGACACACCATTCTTTGAAGCCTGCTGTGTCGAGGGGGGGGGCTGTGTGCGTGCAGACTGCTTTCGGTCTTGACGCATTGTGGACGAAGGTCTCGGCTGCCTGCTTTGACGTTCTGTCGGGGAGGAAATAGTCGAATCCCCAGCACCTGAGGGAGTCCTCGATGGGTCTCTCGGTTCCAGCTGCTGTTGTTGGGCCCGTAGGCCGGATTGTACCAACTTTGAATGCTTGGCCTTCAAAGTCGCCAGTTCCTTCGCCAGCCGCCTGTTGTTGGTCTGCAAGTCCTGCAAAGGTGAACTTTGTTCTGGCCTGAAAGCCGTCGAGGCTTGTTGGGACTGTGGACCTGAGGTAGGCGGCAAAGTCTTTCCCGGAGGCTTTGGGGCAATCAACGGAACTGTAATACCAGGGATTGCCGTTGGGATCCCCGGAATAAAATCCTCGTTGCAGCTTTCAAGCCCCACCTGCTTGCGCTGTTGGTGGCTGCCAACATGGGCATCCATTTGCTTGAACCCCCGCATGCGCCTGTCGTCGCCATCGAAATAGCGATGCATTTTGCCCCTGCGCTGGTTGCTAACCCCTGACTCAACAATGTGCTCATCGTCAAACTCAGGAGTTATTTCGGCCGGCGATATGTAACCCGCCGCCAAGAAGGGCGCCACGAGGTCCACTGCGTAGTTCTCAGCTTTGTTCAAGGCCGTTCCTACGTGCATACCGACAGCCGCGTTGGTCTGGGCACAAACAAGCACCGAGCCACAACTTCCGGCAACCGTGCTTGCCGTGTGTGCAAACAAGAACTTGTCGGTTGGTGAATCCTCGGGCCCAATTACCAGCCCACTGCTCACGTGGACCGCTCCGTCAATG